AGAACACAGGAATGTTTGCGTTTAGATAAGCCATAACTCATTATAAAATTATTGCGCCAACAATAAGACCAGCAACAAAACAAACAATTTCTCTTCTGTTATGTAATTGCCAAATCATAAATTTGTCTACATATTGTTTCATAGTTTCCTCCTATTTTATATTACCCCAATTAGGTCCAGATTCATAGTCTACTTTGTTAGGAACTTCAAGTGAAACAGCGTTCTCCATTATTTCTTTTATTTTATCTGCATTATCACTTACGGATATATCAAGTTCATCATGAACTTGTATGTGTGGAGTAATTCCTTCTTTATATAATTCAATCATTGCTTTTTTTGTCATGTCAGCAGCTGATCCTTGTATCAATCTGTTTAAAGCTTTGTATGTGTAAGCTCGTTTAATCCCTGGTCCGTGTTCCTGGAGCGCTGCATCATGTGGTAATGGTTTATGAATGCCAAACTGTGTAGGTTCCCATAAGTGGAAACGACACAGTCGTCCTAGCAATGTACGGATTTGACCTCGCTCTTGTCCTCTATTCATAACATTGTCCATCAATCTTTTTACAAATGGAACCTTATTATGATATTGTCTAAATAAATCTTCAGCTTTATCTTTTGATACACCGAGTTCTGCTTGTAATTTATTTTTACCCATCCCGTAAAACAAACCAAGATTTATAGTCTTAGCTTGTTCACGAGGGATCTCAGCCATGTCTGCCACGATAGTATGGAAATCGGCATCACCTTTATTATAGGCATCCAATACTTCGTCCACGCCATAGAGATTCTGTAAAGCTGCATAATGCACTACCAACCTAGGTTCTTGTTGAGAATAGTCAAATACACCCCATGTATGGCCTTCCTCAGGTATAAATAATGACCTGATCCGTGGTCCAAGTTCCTTGTTTCGTGCTGGTATCTGCTGTAAATTTGGATTGGAATAACTGAATCTTCCAGTTACTGTTCCACCATTATCTGATCTTAGCTGATTTATTTCAGCATGAATTCGTCCTTTATGATTATGTTTTATTATGGTATCTATAAATGTGGTATGGGCCTTATTTATTTCTCTGGCTCGGGCGATTCTTTTCACTAGTGGGTGGGGGTGATTTTGAAGAAAGTTTTTTGTAAATGATGGAGAATCTGTTTTTTCGGTGCGGTCAAATGGTAGGCGAAGTTTTTCAAAAACTTGCGCAATGGATCGAGCAGCCCATATTTGGGTATCTACTCCAGTTTGTTTTTTTACTTCTAATAGGCATTCTTTTTCTTCTGATGATAATTTGTCTTTTAATAGGTGAGCTGCTTCAATATCTACTCGAACTCCTAAGAAACGCATATCGATTAAGCAAGGAAAAAGTTCAGTCTCTAAATCAAAAATAGATTGTATATCCTGGTGGATAATTTCTTTCTTTAGTTCTTGCCAAAGTTCATAAGTTAGTTCAGCATCTTTTTCTGCGTATGCACCTACATACATCGCCGGCAGTTTATACATCTCTGCCTTAGCATCTACTCCCCAATCTTTTGCAGCTTGGTATAAAGCAGATTCGTCTTTGCCATAACCTACATATCTTCTACTACAACTGTTTAAGTCATAGCGCATTTGATTTTCATCAACAATTGCTGCAGCAATCATAGTATCAATTATTTTACCATTAATTTTAAGACCAAGAGCTCTAATCCAACATACATCGTACATTGCATTATGAAATATTTTGATAGACTCTGTGTTCAGAACTGATTGAAACCATGTTAAAACTTTTTTTCTATCCATATTACCACCACCTTCGTGAGCAATTGGATAATAAGCAGACCATCCTTTAACAGCAACAGCAATACCAGTAACGTCTCCTCTACCAGCAACAGCGCCGGATCCCATCTTAACTAGATCAGGATCTTTAGTTTCTAAGTCAATTGCAATTTCATCATATTTAGATAAATCTGGAAAATTTTCTGGCGGTAACCATTCAGTTTGAGCTTTGAAGAATGGGAACTGTATCATTTAACAATCCCCCACGAATTCTTTTTTTCTTTTTTTATCTCTTTCACTTCTTCAGGATAGTCTCTATCGATCGCCATGTCAATATAATGTTTTGCTTTTAATAAATCTTCTTTTTGATTTTTTTGTTTATGCCTACATAAATATTTTATAGCGTTGCCTTCCGCAAAAGGAATATTATTTCTATTTATAAATTCTGATGGCTGAATGGCCATAGATTTATAATGAGTCCCACCTACCTGCTTTTTATATATTTCATCTTTCATTGGCACACTCCCTAATTAAACTTTTAATATATTTTTCATGATTTCTTGCTTTAACTTCTGGTCGTTGATTATATGCTTTGTCCCATGCTCTACCTTTAGGACTTGTTCTCCATTTTTTTCTAGCTCGTTTTCTACTTTCTGCATAAGGATGAATCATATATTCTCCATTGGGTATGCTTTTTCATAATCTTTAGGTCTTATAATATGTAAATTTTCTTTAGTTCTTGTGGCACCCACATAAAATAATCTTGTCTCATCGTCAGGATTTTTTCTATATGATCTATTTGTATTGGTAGTTAAATCAGTTAATAAAACTACATTTGGTCTTTCTCCACCTTTAACACTATGGATGGTGGATAAATGAATTCTTGGATCTCCTTTTAAGTTTTCACCATTTCTCCGCATACTTCTAATGTAATTTTTTCTTCTAAAATTTAAGTCGTCAAACGCCTCATACCAAACCGCATCAGTTTTTAATCCATAAAATTTTTTTAACATTGTTAAAGTATAAAAACTTTCTCTAGCCATTCCTTTAAGTCTAGATTTGTCTACGTGTTGTGGTGTCATGTAACTATATATTCTTTCTAATTGTTGGTAGCTTAAAGGAGTTCCTTTTCTTCCTAATTCCCAGTCAGCTGCAGCTTGAGCCGCATCTTTCTCTGGCATTTTTTTAAATCTGTTTTCAAAATACCACCCTCGTTCTCTTATTTCATCTTCCATGTTATCTAACATATGACGTGTTCGGGCTAATACATACCACTCGCCTGAAGACATATCTAAATCTTTTATATCATCGTGAAATTTTAATGACCCCTGATGATCTCTTGGTGCCCACTCTTTGTATCTTCTATTAGAAACTCTTTTAATAATACCCAAAGCAAAGTCATGAATTGCTCTTGGTATTCTTCTTGATTGTGTAAGATTTAAAAGTTTTCCTGTTTGTGCAATAAAAGAATCTACATCTGCACCAGCCCATCTAAAGATTGCTTGGTCATCATCACCGGCAATAAAAGAATCTTCTGTATTATTCCATATTTTTTTAGCCATATTCCATTGCATTAATGATAAGTCTTGTGCTTCATCTATAAACACCACATCAAATTTAGGACAACTATCAGATTTAATAAATTCCATTATCATGTCATTATAATCTTTAAGAACATTTTCTTTTTTATATCTTTCTAATTCATGAGCTAAGTGAACCAAAGTTTTATATTCTACTTCAGTGTTATGCTCTCCCATTTTTAATTGTTGGTCTAATGTTATATTTCTAAGTTTAGCTAAATGAATAAGTCTTAGATAATCACTTTTAGTTGTAAACAATCCAGTTTCTTCTTCATCGTATTCATTATAATCTAAAAAAATATTTAATTTCTTACCAAGATCTTCATAATGTCTTTTTTGCATTACTTGATCTTTATTGTACCCTAGCTTTCTAAATGCTAACGAGTGTAGTGTTCTAAAGTATGGAAGGTCATCTTCGGTATAATTAAATTTATCCATTGCTCTACCTTTAGCTTCATTGGCAGCTTTCTTAGTAAAAGCAAAGTATCCTATTCTATCAGGATCAGTATCTTTTAAATAATCTTGTACTTTATTAAGAAGAGTCCAAGTCTTTCCTGTTCCTGGTGGACCTAATACAATTGTTTTCATTAAAAAGGTGCCTCTTCTTTTAGTTTCTTTTGTGTAAATTGATCTTCTACTTTGTCAAATATTTCTACTTTCATAACGGATGGTTTCTTTTTACCAATAACCATTCTTCCTTCATCACATCCACAATGTTCTTTTAACATCTGTTGAGTAACTTGATAGTCTTCCTTCCATTTTTTCTTAGTTAAATGTCCATGAAAGAATCTATGAAAAGTAAATATATGTTTGCCGTCTTCACTATAAACTGCTCCATTTAAAATATCTTTTTTAGTAACGGATCCAATTGATCTTTGAATACAATAATCTTCTAAATGATTGCTTAATTGATCTATTTTAGATGATCCAACTGGTGCTTCTACTTCTTCTACTCCTTGCAATAACATATCTACGTATGTTTCAAATTCTTTTGTTGTGACTCGCTTTGGTTTTTTGTTTATTTGTTTAGCAACTGTTCTTCTAAACAATCTTTGTTCCATCAGATAGTCGATAGTATCTAACTTCACTCTTTCTCCATCTACATTAACCCAATAATATGGTTCGTCTAATAAAATTTTTTGTAAGTCAGTAAGTAATGGAAAGACTGATTCTCCTCCTATACCAAATTTTCTCGTTCTGCATAAGTTTTTATCACAATGATTACACATTGGTTCTTCATTACATTTAAAACCTAAATCTTTGCCATCATTAAATTTTATTTTTCCTTGAACAATCTTATCCTCTAATGGTCCTTCAGGATGTTTTTCAAAATATTTATAATTAAATGCGTTTATTTTTGATTGCCAATTTTCTGGCCATTTTCTTTTTGCATATTGTATATATTGATAAAGAATTCTATCTCTTCCATCTTTAATTTCTGTTTGTGTTATTGATTCTAAACAAGGAGGCCCGTCAGAAAATTCTGATTCGGGCCTCTCTACTTTTATGGAACCAACATCTAGTTGTTTTACATTATTATAGATCCCATAAAATTCTTCTAAACTCGCTGCTGTACCATCATCTTTGAAAGCATATCGTGTTGAGTTATCACCGTTAAAGTATGGTAAATTTAAAAAGTTTCCTGTATCATCTTGCGATTTTAATTCTATTTGTTTTGGAAATACTTCTGCCCCTCCATAACCTAACACTGCGCTGATGGATAACAGTTTATCTCGTACTATCTTTGCTTCAACGGGAACTTCTGTAAATAAAAACACATGAGCACCACCAGACTTAGATCTAAACACTACTAGTGGTAATTTTAAATTTTTAATTTTGTTAATTAATTTTTTATGATCAAATCCTGCATAGGAATCTATATCTATACATCCCCATCTACATTTATTGTCATCATTGATTGGAATGATACCAAGACTTGGTTCAATTCCTTGAAGATGTTTATTCCATAAATCATCAGTAACTTTTTCTCTTGTTACAAATGATTTACCTTTTATCTTCTGACCGTCTTCGCCTTTTTTGTCAATATAAGTGACACCACGCGCACGATCTAATCCTTTAAATATATCTTTAAAATTTGCAACTGACATAACTTTTCAAAGCGGGCGGATCCACTCTCGCTTCGCCGCCCACTACCTAGGATTCGGTTAGTATGGTGTACTACTTGTTTCCTCTGAGCCATGCTTCGCTTGCACTTCGCCTTTACCTACTCTTTCAGCAAAAGTTTTAGCGATATCATAGATTGATTTGTCAGATACAGGACCAACTTTAGATACATCCCATCCAAACCATGTTCCTTTGTCGTTAGACATTTGAACAGTTTTTAGATTATAAATGTGGCTGTAAGTTGGCGGTGTAAATAATCCGTTTTTACCCTGCATTTTTATGCCCATCATCATTGAGTTCCATTTTCTACTCACTTTTAATTGAGTAGCTTTCATAGAAATCAT